TTCGATTAGATCCAAACAACAATCGCCAAGAACTTGTTGATGCTTGCCTCTGGATCGAGTGTTTAGGCGGCTTGCAGATCAATGATTACACCGAACACCAAACTGCAAAATCTGAGGTTGAGAAGAAGCGCGAGCAGAACAAAGAGCGTTCGTCACGCTATCGGTCACGCGTTACTAACGCTGAAGTAACGCATCCAGAATACAGAATACAGAATACAGATACAGAAATAACTACATCATCAAACAAGTTTGATGAGTTCTGGTCTGTTTATCCAAGAAAGGTCGGAAAGCGCGATGCTGAGAACGCTTACAAGCGAGCGCTCAAACTTGCTACCTCTGAAGAAATCTTTGAAGGAGCCAAGCGCTACGCAGCCGATCCCAACCGAGTAGATCAATTTACGGCTCATCCTGCCACTTGGCTGAATCGGGGGTCATGGGGAGATCAGCCACTACCCCCTAGAACGCCTCAGAATGGCGCTAGAGCCGTTATTACTACCCCAACCGTACTTCCACCTAGATACACCTCTGATGAAGCCCCACAGGGCGCTCCAATGCCCGAATCGGTAAGGGCGCTTTTGGGTCGCTTGGGCGATTTGCGTGAGTAAGTAATCTATGCCACCATTTTCTGTAAGAGTTACAAGATCAGGGGGATCAAATGCAAACTCTTCGCATACGCAAAGCAAGTGATGTAAGTCTTGGCGATGTGATCTATTGGAACGGTCAGCACTTCACCGTGACCGAGATAGACACAGACCGCTTTGGGCGTGAACTTCACCTGCAAGAACCAACAGGTAAAACCACCGTTAAGTTCTTTGCTGACTACGAAACTCTCAGCATCGAATCGTGATTAAGTTCTCCGTTGATGGTACGCCCGTACCGCAAGGGAGCATGAAACATATCGGGGGCGGCAGAATGATTCATTCCCGCGCTACCGAACTTGCGACATGGCGCGCGCTCATTGCGAACGCGGCGAAGGCAGCAGGTTGCAAGCCCATTGAAAGCCCTATTATTCTCACTATGGTTTTCCGTTTGAAGCGCCCCAAGACGGTCAAGCGCGATCACCCAACGGTTGCCCCAGATTTAGACAAATTGGCTCGCGGTGTCGGGGATGCTCTGACTGGTACGGCATACGCAGATGATTCTCAGATTATTCGCATAATCGCCAGCAAGGAATACTCAGATACGCCGGGCGTAGATATTGAGATTTCAGACGAGTTTGACTGCCTGTAATCGAACATTTGTTCTAAAGACACGCCAAAAATAATTCTTGCTATTTGTAAGTTATTGGGTTTATCCTTGTGCCATAGCCGAACGGCGGCTTAGTTACTGGAGGTAACGCAAATGGCAAGAAATGACATACATCGCCCATCAGCACCCGAGTTTGATCCTGAATCATATTCGTTTGTTGATTGTTTTGATTTGTTTCCTGATTGGCAAGATGCAAATGAAACCAAGGCTCGCCGCGAAACCGTAGCCCGTTATGTTGATAAGGGTTACAAGTTCGCAAATGTTCAAACTAATGGTTGCCACCATTGCGGTCGCACTATTCGTTATGCAGCACTCATGATTCATGAATCAACAAAAGAACTTCTTTATGTTGGTCAGCAATGTTTGTCTAATCGTTTTGATTCTATGACTAAGGCAAAATTTCAAGAACTTCGCAAGATTGCAAAACTCAATGTTGAGCGCGAAAACAAAAAGCAAAAGCGCATTGATTTTATTGCTGCCAATCCTGTTGTTCAGACTCTCATTGATTATGTTGATGCACACTCAACTGGCAAAGATGCTTTTGGGTATGAAGGTTCAGCATTTCTTATCTCTCTTTATTTTGGATTTAAGAAGTTTGCTGAATTAAGCGAAAAGCAACTTGCATCTATTGAACCTGCGATTGCGCGCGAGTCTGAGATGATTCAAAAAACCGCAGAACGCGCAGCCGCTAAAGATGCTCTTATCAACTCTGGTGTTCAAGCACCAGAGGGTAAGACAACTGTTGAGGGCGAAGTTGTTGGGCTCAAAGAGTACGAAAACGATTACGGCATTACTTACAAGATGATTGTTAAGTCTGATGCTGGTTGGACTGTATATGTAACCATTCCATCTGGTATCAATCCTTCAAAGGGCGATCGTGTGCGCTTTAACGCAACACTTACACGCTCACAAGATGATCCTTTGTTTGCCTTTGGCAAGCGCCCAACAAAAGCAGAAGTTCTAGAAAGTCAGGTGGCATAAATGATCGCGCTACTTCTTATCGGCATCCCACTACTAGGATGTGCTTTTCTACAACTCGTATTCTTTATTGAGGAGGCTCTAAATGGCTAAGTTTATGTGCAAGGAAAATCATTGGAAGATTGACGGCACAAAACTTGTGCTTGATACTCCAGAAGGTCAAGAAGCGGTTGAGCATATGGTCAAGGCTATTCAGGCTCGCGTTCGCTTGGCAATCTACGATGAAATTTGCGCCCTTGATCTCACAACGCGCCGTAAGCAGATTGTGAAGAACGGGATAGAAAACTCGCTCTTACAGGTGCAGGATCTCTGCGCGCAGATTGCGTTGGGTCAGCGATGAATAAAAAAAATATTAAGCGCGCCAAAGAAGCGTTGGAAAGAAATAAAAGGCTGATTGAAAATAGTCGCTTAGGAATTCCTAGCGAAAAATCCAACACTTACAAGGTTGGCAAGTCTCCATCTAGTTACAAGGAGACAAAATGAAAGCCACTTCTATCCAAGCGCAGATCAAAGCCGCGCCGCGCGTACCTACTTACAAATCCCTTGTTTTCAACCTTATCCTTGGTCGCGGAGAACACGGGGCAACAGATCAAGAAATACAAAATGTTCTGATGATGAGTGGCGATACCGTTCGCCCAACTCGGGGCAAGTTACTCAAGGATGGCTTGATCTACGATTCCGGCAAAACTCGCAAGAATGAAAACGACAATGACTGCATTGTTTGGGTTGCATCCACCATCTCACAGACAGGACTTTTCTAATGCCTCAGTACGAATACCGATGCCCTGCCGATCAGTCCATGATTGAGATGTACCAATCCTTTGAAGATAGCTCTATACCTAACTGCCCGCAGTGCGGTCAGCAGATGAGCAAGCAGTTCCAAGCAACGCCCGCAGTATTTCGCGGTACAGGTTGGGGAGGTCAGTAATGAATCCTGATGTGTGCTACGAACACGGCAATACCTGTGACGAAAAGGGTTGCCTCTGCTTGGTGTTAATGAAAGAAGATTGCGAGCAATGTTTAGAGGAGGCCAAATGATTCTTGGTTATCTTGGAATGGCAACAGGTATGTTCTTGATGTGGATTTGGCTCACTCAAGGATCGCCGTCAAGCCGTAGGAACAAACCTACAGAAGCGCGTTGCGTTCATTGCTCAAAGGTGTATTACACCGCAAATAAATATTTAAGAACCCCTAACTATTGTGAGGATTGCAAATGATTATTGGACTATCTGGGTACGCTCAGGCCGGCAAAGATACAGTTGCCAACATTCTCGTTCAGCATCACGGCTATAAGCGCGTAGCGTTTGCCGACAAGATCAGGGAGTGCTTGTTTGCGCTTGACCCGATCATCGCGGTACGAGCTGAGTACCCGCTTCATCTCTCAGAATACTTTGATGATTTTGGTTGGGAAGCCGCCAAGAAGATTCCCGAGGTTCGCCGATTGCTTCAGGTGTTAGGTACTGAGGTGGGCCGCAAGATTATTGACCCGCAGTTATGGATTGAGATGGCGCTTGGCAATGTTGAGGCTGGCGATAAAGTTGTAGTCACAGATGTTCGATTTCCGGATGAAGCGCAAGAGATCAAGTGGATGTTTGGAGAAGTGTGGCGCATAAATCGCCGAGGAATCTACGCTGCTAATGAACACAGTTCTGAAACCGCTATGGATGATTGGATCTTTGACCGCACAATAGATAACTCGGGTGATCTTCAGATGCTTGAAGAGCTAGTGGATGATCTAGTTTTATGAATACAGAGTGGAATATAGGCAGGTGTAAATCCTGCGGTGAGTGGGTTGTATTTGACCGCGCTTGCTCGGCTTGCTCTACAATAACGGCACGACCAAAGAAAGGGGATGCAGAAATGCAGACTACAATCAATGGAGGCACACGATGAGCGCACTAGGACAGGCGGCGATTGGTTCGCGCTGAGATTCAAGGCTCGATTCCTTTTAGTAGCGGCAATAGCCGTAGGACTCGCGCTCGCTAACCCGTCATACGCATTAGCTCCAAAGCAAATGTTGGTGCAACGAACACCAATGGCGGCAAAGCAATATGCCAAACTACAATTAAATAATTACGGGTGGGCAACTCAATGGGGTTGCTTGCAAACTCTTTGGCAAAATGAATCCAACTGGAGACCTGATGCCAAGAATCACACGCCCGTTAAAATGCTAATCAACGGTAGGTGGATCAAGTTCTATGCTGGAGGAATCCCGCAGAGGCTAGGTCTTAACCCGAGGGCAACTGTTGAAAAGCAAATCCAAGTAGGGCTGAACTATGTCCGGGATAGGTATGGTTCTCCCTGCAAGGCTTTACAGTTCTGGCATAGCCATTACTGGTACTAAAGTTCCTAGTGCCGTTCCACTAGGACAATAGGGCGGTTGAGCAGAGATCCCTCCAGTTCTCAGCTCCCGCCCTTTTTAATTACAATGGTGTAAGGTATCCCCATGACCACAATCGCGGCGATACAGTACGAAGATCGAGTGGTCATTGGCACAGATAGCCAAGTCACATCAACTCGCAAATACTCTCATCCTCGGATGGCAAAGATCACCGAGCGCGGTCAATACTTAATTGCCGGTGCAGGACTTAGTTCTGCTTGCGATATCGCGCAACATATTTGGACTCCACCAACTCCAACGGCGGCAGATAAGAAAGACCTTTATCACTTTATGATCGCCAAGGTAGTTCCATCTCTCAAGCAATGTTTTAAGGATAACGATTTCAAGTTAGAGGATGATAAAGATGAAGAAACCCGATTTGCCTTCCTCATCGCCATTGGTGGTGAAGTGTTTGATTTGGCTGACGATTTTGCCGTTAGCCTTGACGGTAGTGGTCATTACGCTATTGGATCGGGTTCTAGCCTCGCTCTTGGCGCGCTGGCACATGAAGCAACTCTTGAAGAGGCATTGGAAATAGCCGCAAGCAAAGACCCATATACCTCAGCTCCGTTTTATTTTTACGAGCAGGTGAAGCGTGGATAAGCAAGTAGCGGAAACAGTTTTAGAGCGAGCTAAGGGATACTGCGAAGTTTGCGGTTTGCCCGGCGATGACTTTGCCCTGCACCATAGGCGCTTGCGCTCTCAAGGCGGTTTAGATCAAGTTTGCAATCTCATTGCAGTCCACCACGCTTGCCACAATCTCGGCACAAACAGTATTCACAATCAACCTGCAAAGGCGAAAGTGAAAGGTTGGATTTGCCCATCGTGGGCTGACCCCGCCGAATATCCTTATCATCTGCCAGATGGTCGGATAGTACGATTATCAAATGAAGGCACTTACGAAAAGTTGGAGGCATAATGGCAACAATCACAGTTAGCGGAAATGTAGGAACAGATCCCGAGATTAAATTCTATGACGGAAAGAACGGCTCATTTGGTGTTGCCCGTTTCTCTCTTGCCTATACACCGCGCGAGAAAGATAAGGCAGGTAATTGGGCAGATGGAATCACTACTTGGTTCTCTGTTTCAGTTGTTGGAAAGCAAGCAGAACTCGTTGCCGACTCCATCTCAAAGGGTCAGCGTGTTCAAGTTACTGGCGCATTTAAGCAGTCAAACTACACCGCCAAAGACGGAACACAAAAGCAAGGATTAGAGATAAAGGCCGATAGCATTACTCTTGAACTTGTCGGCGCGAAGAAGTCGAAGTCAGTAGCAAACGATGAACCTGAGTGGTCATCATGGAACTAATTGACTCTAAAACTGTCTGCGAGATTTTGGAGATTACCAAGAATAATCTCCATCAACTTCAGCACCGCAAGCGTTTGGTGTGGGCTGAAAAGAAAGGCAAGCAGGTTTATTACAACCGCGCTGATGTAGAAGCATTGAAGGCCAAACGCTCAAAGTGAAATGCGCTAACTGCCGCCGTCATTCTGAAAGACCGATTTGCGAATCGTGCTGGAATTTTGCGGTAGAGCAGTTGCGTGTATTTCCTAAGCGTTATCACGAATTAGAAGATGAGCTATTGCCATCTAACGGCGCACAGGGCGAACGAGTTTCGGGTTCTAAAACCCCACCGCTACCTCTACGCATAGAAACTTTACATCTTCGCACCGGAGGAATATCAACGCCCTTGATTAAACACGAAATTGAAATGCGTAAGACTCGACAAGAAACTCGGATCACTTGGCGCGGAGAAGAGATCAACCGTATAACCAAGACTTGCGAGTATCACATCAAGCGCGAGCAATGGAGTTTTACCCAATACGGAGATGTAGCTGATCTTGCGACTACGATCATCAGTATCAGCAATAAGATCAACTTTGTTCTAGGGCACAAGTCTGAGGATATTGTTATCGGCTCTTGCCCTACGATTGATGAAGCCGGAAAGCCTTGCAACGCCAAACTCAAGGTCAATCCTCAAATGCGTACAACCACCATTACCTGCCGAGTTTGCAATACCACTTGGGATTCAACCCAATGGAGATTGTTAGGAAAGATGCTAGATGCCTAAGCGTATAGTGATGTTCTCAGGCGGTATTGGGTCTTGGGCTACTGCAAAGATTGTTGCTGAACGCTATGGCACAGATGATCTTTACCTTGTCTTTGCTGATGTGAAGGGTAACTCTGACGATCCTCATGTTGGAGAAGATGAAGATACTTACAAGTTTATTGATGCTGCGGTTGCCAATATCGGCGGTACTTATGTGTATCTCAACGAAGGCCGAGATATTTGGAAACTCTTTGAAGATCAAAAGTTTCTTGGAAACAATCGCGTAGCCAACTGCTCTAAACTTCTTAAACAACGCCCTGCGCGTAGATGGCTTAAAGAACATTGTGATCCAGCCGATACGGTTATCTATGTAGGAATTGACTGGACTGAAACTCATCGTTTGCCAGCAATCGTTAAGAATTATTTGCCGTATAAAGCAGAAGCGCCTTTATCTGAACCGCCATACCGCGACAAAGATGAGTTGATTGAGTGGGCTAAGTCTGAAGGCTTACCAATACCGCGCTTGTATCAGATGGGATTTGCCCATAACAACTGCGGTGGAGGATGTGTTCGCGCCGGGCAGGGTCAGTTTAAGAAGCTACTTGAAGTTATGCCAGAACGCTTCGCCACTTGGGAAGCCAAAGAACAACATCTTCGAGATGTGATTGGCAAAGATGTGGCTATCCTCAGCGAAGTAGTGGCTGGCGTTAAGAAGCCATTGCCCTTGATTGAGTTGCGCCGAAGAGTAGAAGATTCTCCAACGCTTATTGATGAGTTTGATATTGGCGGTTGCGCTTGTTTTGTAGATTTTGAGGATGACGATGCCGAGAATTAACGCCGTACAAGCCTCTCTGCTTTACAAGGTTACAACTCGCACCGTCTATCGCTGGATTGAGCGCGAGCAGATAAAATCCTATGACGGTTGGTACGAGCTAGATGACTTACAGGATGCGTATGAGAAGTTACCTCATCGCCAGCGGATTTGACTTTATTTCTTATGTCACTTATTCTCTCTATAATTGGTAGGCGTGTAACTAGGATAGGATGATGATTACCGCCGAAGCCACTCTTGAAGAGATAGACGAAGCTTTAGAGCATTTACGCGAACGCTTACAAGATCGCTATGGCAATCGCCTGACCTATCAGCAGAGGCAGTTATATCTTTCTAGCGTAGATGATCTTTTAGATGCTCGCTTAGCGCTTCAACAAAATAACCTGTAAGATTTAATTATGGCTTACACCGAAAAAGAACGCGCTGAAGCTCTAGTTACACTAGAGGCTAATGGCGGCAATGTTCTACAGACTGCTTCCCAATTAGGCATAGGCGAAGCAACTTTACATCGTTGGATAGCCGAAAACTCCGAAAATGGAGACCATAAAAGCAATTTGGCAGTAGCCACCGCAGAACTTATCCCTGAAACTAGGGAATCATTTATCTCAGAATTAAAGACACTACGCAACAAAGTTTTACGCCATCTTGACGGAATTGTAGAAGATCTTAAAGCGCGAGAAGCCGCAATTACTTTGGGCATATTGATTGACAAGACCGAACTCCTAGAAGGCAACGCTACGAGTCGAACTGCCGTAGTCGGAAATGGGGAGACCGTTGATGAAGCAATTAAGCGACTCAGCGCAGAGCTTGAATCCCGACCTGACCGCACTTCGCTACCTGAAGTGGCATCATCCTCAGAAGGGTCTAGCGAGGCTGAACCAACTCCCACCGGAGGGGAACTGGTCTAACTGGCTAGTAATGGCTGGTCGAGGCTTTGGCAAGACTCGCCTCGGTGCAGAATGGCTTGCCGCTAAAGCAGTCAGAAATGATGGCGTTCGCTGCGCTATCGTTGCGCGTACCTTCTCAGATACTCGAAATGTCTGCGTAGAAGGCGTATCAGGAATCCTCGGTATCTTGCGTGAATACGATGCCGTCAAGGATTGGAACAAATCCAACGGCATCCTCACGCTCAAGAACGGCAGTATCATTCAGACCTTCTCGGCTGATACACCTGATTCCCTTCGTGGCCCGCAGTTCCACTTTGCTTGGACTGACGAACTTGCCGCTTGGCAATATGACGATACTTGGAACCAACTGCAATTCGGCTTGCGTTTAGGCGATCACACTCAAACTGTTATCACCACAACGCCTCGCCCAACTAAACTCATCAAAGACCTTGTTAAGCGTGAATCCACAGTAGTTACGCGCGGATCAACCTTTGATAACGCTGAGAACCTTTCCCAATCTGCCCTGCTTGAGATGCAGGAACGATACGCAGGAACTCGCCTCGGTCAGCAAGAACTATTCGGCGCAATCCTTGATGATAACCCAGGGGCGCTTTGGTCGCGTGGCTTGTTAGAAACTGCTCGAGTTAAAGAAGCTCCAACGCTCACACGCGTAGTTGTCGGTATTGACCCTGCCGTAACAAGCGGCGATGAATCAGACTCCACAGGTATCGTGGTTGCCGGTATGACCCCTGATGGTCACTATTACATTCTTGCTGATTACACCCTCAAGGCTTCGCCCCAAGTATGGGCTGAGAAAGCCGTATATGCCTTTGAACTACACAAAGCAGACCGCATCATCGCTGAAACGAATAACGGCGGCGATTTGGTAGTTCATCTATTGCAACAAGTAAAGAACACAGTTCCGGTAAAGAAAGTCACCGCATCACGCGGTAAAGCAGTACGAGCAGAACCTATCGCCGCGCTCTCTGAGCAAGGCAAACTTCACATGGTCGGATACTTCCCCGAACTAGAAGATGAGTTATGCGAGTACGAACCGGGTGTGAGTAGTAAATCGCCCGACCGCATGGATGCAATGGTCTGGGCAGTAACAGAACTGAGTGAAGGCTCAAATGCGCTGAATTACCTTTCTGCGCTTGCGGTGTTCTGCCCTAATTGCAGGATGCCAGCACCTAAGTCCACCCGAATCTGCCCGAAATGCAACACACCTATTGGAGAACCTGATGCCATCACAAGCGATAAGCCAAACGCCTGATCCGCTTAACATTACAGTTCGCCAATCTCAGGAATGGGCTATCACTTTCTCCTATACAGATTCAACTGGAACGCTGATCTCTTTGGCTGGTTATACGCCAATCCTTCAGTTCCGTACATCTGCGCTCGCTAAGACAACTGCGCTATCTCTTACAGTTAGCAACGGCATTACTTTTAACCCTAACTCACTCCCACAGGTGCAGATTGATACCGTCATTAACTGCGCGCCGGGCAAGTACGAGTGGGATCTCAAACTCACGCCTTCTTCTGGCGCTGCTATCTTCTTAGGTCGCGGAACTGTTCAAGTAGATGCTGAGGTTTCTCGATGACCGATAACATCAATGTAAGCCCGGTTACGCCTCAGATTGTTGTCTCTGCTGCTGGCGCTCGCGGTGTTCAAGGAGCTACTGGAACACAGGGCGCGCAGGGCGTACAAGGCACACAGGGTGTTCAAGGCACTCAAGGTATTCAGGGCGTACAGGGAACTCAAGGCGTACAGGGCAATCAGGGAACTCAAGGACTTCAGGGAATCCAAGGCACACAAGGAATTCAAGGTGTGCAGGGAACTCAAGGAACACAGGGAGTCCAAGGACTTCTTGGCTTGCAGGGAACTCAGGGAACTGTTGGTATTCAGGGAACGCAAGGAATCCAAGGCACACAGGGAATCCAAGGTGTTCAAGGTACTCAGGGTCTATTGGGCTTGCAGGGTACACAAGGAACTCAGGGCGTACAGGGCAACACAGGTATTCAGGGCGCGGTAGGTACACAAGGCACAACTGGAACGCAAGGCACACAGGGCGTTCAAGGTGTTCAGGGTACTCAAGGCGTTCAGGGATTGCTCGGCTTGCAGGGCGTTACTGGCGCTCAGGGCATGACTGGCTCACAAGGAACAACGGGAACTCAAGGCGCAACAGGTACACAAGGAACTGTTGGCACACAGGGAACTATTGGCTCGCAGGGCGTTCAGGGTGTTCAAGGCAGCCAAGGTACAAATGGAATTCAGGGTACTAACGGAACTCAAGGCATCACCGGACTTCAAGGATTGCAAGGCAATCAAGGCACAACAGGTATTCAGGGTTCAGTTGGCGCACAAGGCACTCAAGGAGTGCAGGGTGTTCAAGGAACACAAGGTTTGCAAGGCGTTCAAGGAATTGTTGGCCCGATTGCATCTAACAACGCGCACGCTTCTGCTCGCGTTGCAACAACCGCCGATCTTAACGCTACATATACTGCTGGTTCTGCCGATCAAGGCGGTGGCTATGGTATTGGCGCAAAACTTACGCACAATACAAACGG